CCCTGCTTCTGCGGCTCGCCCTGCTTCTGCGGCTCGCCCTGCTTCTGCGTCTCAGGTGCTTCCACCTGCTCCACCTTTGGCTGCTCGGCCAAGCCGCGCTTTACGAGGCGCGGCGCGTCGGATTCGGATGCGTTGAAATTCTCACCAACAGTCACCTCACGATAACGCTTGCCTTCGTTCTTGGCTTCTTTGTCTGCGAGGTGAAGGTGCTTGAGTGCTACCAGTTCTACCATGTCGGCCCCCTTACGAGTTATCTGCGGGCGTAACGATCTGCACTGCGCCCTGGTGTTCCATCTCTTTTGCCACGTCAGCGGGCAGGAACACGGTGTCACCAGCTTTGTGCTCACGGCGAACGCCGTAGTTCATAGTCGCAAAGTCATCAGACGTGACCAAGCATTCGGCTTCAGTTTTCAATGGCATATCTGCCTCCATTCAAGAAAGTGCGCAGGCCCGCAGGCCCGCGCTGTATCGCTTATGCGACGTTGATGACGGCCCATGTGTTCATGCGGCGCGGCGCGACGACGGGCGCTGACTGCGAGAGCAGTTCTTCGCCTGTTGGGTCCCACGAAGAGCGTGACTTCGAGTACATTTTCATGGCCTGAAAGCCTGCATCGGAGTCGAGGATGGCGCCGTAATACTGGGTGCCTTCCATACCGCCACGGGACATGACGACAACTGTGTTGTCGGGCATGAGTGGAACATCGTTACCGTCGTCGTCCGTGAGCCAATCGTCGTACACGAAGAGGTCCAGCTTGGAGTCGAGGCGACCGACGTAGTTCAGACCAACCGGGTCGGTCATAATACCATCGTCAAGCATGGTTTTATTCATGCGGCCAGCAGAGAAGTCGCTGTTGAGACGATCCTTGAAGTCGGGGTGTTTGCGGATCAGCTGCCATGCTGTTGTGTGCATAACAACCGTGTCCGCAACATTGCCGCGGGACTCACGACGAATACGCTGAGAGGCGTCTTCGAGATCGTCAATCGGAGATGCGGTGGGTTGATCCCACGTCGCCGCACCCGCGAGTGCAATACGGAGGTTTGCTGGATGACCAAAGTCAACCTGCACAGGCTGGTAGTCCTCGCCGGATACCAGATAACCGCCTTCGAGAACGGTCTTAGCACACATCCATTCGATGCGGTTTGCGACCATCTCGTCGTGACGGCCAAGCTCCTGAGCCATCAGCAGGTCCATGCGAGTGGCGGGATCGAGCTGCTGGTTGTTGTAGCCTTCGCCTGCTGTGCGAAGCAGGGCGTCCGTGGGGCCAACAAATGACTTGGGCTTCAGGTAGGCTGCCTTGAAGCTCTTGGTGACGTAGCCTTCACGGCGCATCGCAACGCCAGAGACCATCGGGCTAACGAAGGGAGCGACGGGCTTGCCGCCACGCTTCATGTCAAACTCGATGGTGTCTGTGTCGAAAAACACGGTGTTGGAGAACGCCAAAGAAGTCCAGAAGCCGCGCTGTGCTTCGACCTCTTCCACCATGGCGAGTACGGTTTGTGTGCTGTAACGATTCATCTGCGTTCTTCCTTTACAGAGCCGAGTAGATCGGAGTGCGGGTGGCGAACGGGCGACGTGACAGCTGCGCACGAAGTGCGTACTTGTCCCATGCCGCGTTGTAGACCAGCGCGTTGAAGTTGATCATCCGGTTGGATGTGGTCAGGACGCTGACCTCGACGGGAGCGTTGATGCCGGTTGCGGACGTATCCAAGTCCTCATTCAGGATCGCGAACACATTCTCGGAGCCGTCACCGGCTGCGGGGTCGGACTCGACAAGCTGATTGGTGGCGGTGATCAGGCCGAGGACGTGGCCCGCGAGCAGGACTTGACCCTGCGCTACGGTCCAGTTTTCGTAGGTGGGTTGACCACCTGCGTCGATCCAGAAGTTGCGGGAGAACGCCGCATCAGTGATGCCTGCGTGGCCCTTGGCGGGGTATGGAACTGTTGTGACCATCTCGGGTCTCCCTTACGATCTTTTGAAGAATTTGCGGGCGTTCATACGCGCACGCTCGGTGGCTTGGTCTTCGGCGGACATCTCCAGATCACCATCAACCTCAGAGTCCGCTGAAACGCCCGAGCCGCTTTTTGCGAGTTCGCTCAGGGCTTTGGACTGCTCAGAGGCAGCCGCCTCCTTCAGAGCTGCGTTCTCAGCAAGAGCCGCTGCAAGCTCGGCGGATTGATCAACTGGATCTGCGATAACGGCATCGGCCTCAGGAACGGACAGGAGTGCAATCGCATCCTCCGCAGACATCTGTGTGTTGAAGGCCAGATGGTTCGCCATTTTCGGGCGACCAGCGGCACTTGCGTGAGTCGTGATCGCGGAAATGCGGGCGCGCTCCTCAGCAGCAGCCGCGCGCTTTTCTTCTTCTGTCATCGTTGAAGTCCTCATGTTTGATGAAGGGTATGATCGCGGCGCGGTGGCCGAGATTTCTGAAAGGGCAGCGCTGAGTGAGCCAACTGCATCAGCGAAGCCGACATCGACAGCCGACTGCCCTGTGAACATTCCAGCCTGAGTGTCGCGAACAGACTGCTCTGACATCCCGCGAGCCTCAGCAATTGCAGCAACGAAGCTGCCGTATGTGGCGTCTACCGAGTTCTGGATTCTTTCCTGAACCTCGGCGGATAGGGGTTCAGCTGGGTTGCCGTCGATCTTTCGGTCGCCAGCATAGATAAAGGTTGGCTTTACGCCCTGATTTTCCATTGCCTGAGATCGGTCAACGTGAGTATAGATCACACCGACTGATCCCACCGACGCCTCCTGAGAGACGAAAATCTTGTCCGCCGTCGAACCCAGCAAGAATGCAGCAGACGCCATCGTGTCGCGCGCGACGGCATACATCGGCTTTCGACCGCGAACGCTCATCAGGTAGTCTCGGAAGTCGAAGGCCCCTGATACCATTCCGCCGGGGCTATCATAGTCAAGGAGGATGTTGCGGACATCGCTCATGGACATCGCATCCTCAACAGCAGACTGCATGCTGGCATAACTCGCCACGCCTGACATTGCATTGATGCCCATAGGCCTGTGCGTCAGCGATCCTGTGATCGGGATCACCATCGTACTCCCGATCATTCTCTGCTCATCAGAACGCATCGCGCCGCCGGAGGCGGACAAACCACTTGCATCCACACCAACACGACCCGAAAGAACGGCCATGACCGTCTCGGCGTATTGTGGCGTTACAAGCTGTGGGCGATTGAGAATCAAGCCCGCGAGGTGTTCAAGCATTTGCGCTTTCCGTTTGTCAATATGGCATAGTTAGGGGCGCGCTGCTCATTCCTCAAGAGGCTCGCCTGTTAAAGTGTGTCAGCAACCGACGATCGCTGGACCGCCACGCCGCGCGCCGGAGCGTGAGGACTCAAGGCGAGGCAGTCCGCTTGCGGCGCCACACTGATCCCACAGCATATTGTAGTGAGAGATCAGGTCATTGATGTTTGCCTTGGTGAACTCAACGCGCCGGAAGTCTGCGCTTTGCGTCATGGCGATCTGCGCGCCAGAGATTAACTCCATGTAGGCTCGGTACAGGTCTTGCAGCTGCTCCACGCATGTCATCGCTGCCTGTTCTCCACATCCGCCTGGTAGTGTGTATCCGTTCATTGCGACCCTCCCGCAGGCGGACGTACTGGCTCTGGATCAGGCCCGCCATTATCCGCAGTTACTTGCTCCGCTTCCAGCTCGAAAAGCCCGAGAGACTTCTTCTTGTTCGCCTCCTTAGCCTGCTGCTCAAGAGTCGCTTCCCATTCCATGCCGAGTAGGCTGCACTCGTACTGTAACGTGCTAACACCGGCCTCCATTCGCTTCACCGCCGCCTTGGCGGTCTTTTCGGGGTCAGGGTCAATGGGGGGCGGAATCTTCCAGTCAGCCCGCGTCAGTGCATCCTGAAATTCCCAAAACGAAGCTCTCTGCGGGAGGATCTCGGGATTGCGGATGAAGTGCTCTTCAGCCCAGAGATCAAAAACCCAAGAGCAAAACGGCACAAGGACTCGTGTCGCCCTGCCCTCATGCCCCTTGCCAGTGGTGCTGGCCGACATTCTTGAGGAAGAGTAGCTTGTTTTTTCGTAGTTGCCCGTAAAGGACTCAAGTGTCATGCCTTGCCCGCGCGCGATTTCCTGCCGGAAGTTGTCCAGGAACTGCCCGACTTCAGGGTTTGCGGCCTTTGCTGTTGTCAGCTCAAGGTCTTCGTCTGGCAGTAGGTGGATCGCCTTGGCACCTTTGACGTTGATCCTATTCTGAGCGTAGAAGTCTGCCCGCATATTCATGTACTGCTGCATCGCTTTGACGCCATCAGTCTCTTTAGTGGATGATCCAATCACCTCCATGATCTTGTCGTGGTCGGCGTTGGACTTTACCACAGCAGCGAAAATGGTCTGAAGCAAAGCAGCCTGAAGTGTGGCGTTTGAAACCTTGTCGATCATCTTGATGGCACGAAGGATCGGAGCCAGCATGGTGACACCGCGGGACTGCTCAACGCGCATGGGGTCAAAGGAGTGGAAAATCATCCTCTTTCCGTTGCGGTTGTATGCGGGGTATCGAGTCCACGTAATGATGTCTGTTCGCTGATTGGGGCCGCGATAATCTCGGGGATGACGACTGGAGATGTGGTAGGCGATCGCAGCTCCATCGGAGTCATACTCGATCCCGCCTCGTATATTCTGCTTCCGCGCGTGCGGACCCTTCTTCGGATCGGACAACCGCGTCGGGTCGATCAGGCGTATCTTGGTGTTGTAGCTGCCGCGCTTGCTGCGCCGTGTCTCGAAGGATGCTAGGATTTCACCGTGGATAACTTGAGATCGCCAAGCGGCTGCCTGCACAGCAGGCCAATTGTGTATACCTCTCACATCGACATTTTGACGTGCCGGGTTTGTCCAGCTGCCCCACGAGGACTCCATGGACTTTGAGTATTCCTCTGCCCACTCTTCGGTCTGACCCAGAGCCTTCCAGTCGGGTCTCAGGTTCAGCTTGATTCCTGACCCAATGACCGTATCAACGTGATGCTGCACAGAGCCAGCGATGTAGCCGTCGTTCTGATAGACATCGACGCTACGACCCTCAAGCATGTCTTTGGCTGGGAGAACATCGCGATCAGCAGAGTTTGCGTATGGCCTCCAGCATGCGAGGTCTATAGCGGCATCATCAGGCATCTCGTTTCCAGAGTGGTAAGATGCACTCATTCCACTCTTCACGCGCTTCACGCGGGGAATCTGGGTGAGGCTCGACAGCTCTTGATCCTTAATCATGTGTTTTGATGTCCATAGCTGTTTTCTGCCTCGAATTGCACATAGGGGGTGTTTGCTCAGAATGCCAGAGCGCATCGCCACTTTGGCATGTTACTGATCGAACTTCGCCCAACCGCTTGGTTTCGCAGCCTGCTGGGTAATGTCTGCGGATACTGGCGCATTATGATCCGGCTCAGGATCAGGGACTCGAGTCAGCTGTTCAATCCTCATCTCCCAGTTTGGTGACATACCGGTACGCACAGCTGTGGCGTATACCGCGCAGTCCAACACCTCGGCTCTGTGCCCCGGAGACTTCCTCTCCCACTTCATAACAGGCCTGTTGCCGGAGAAAGTAATAGCCCTGTACTCCGCCAAAAGTTGTTTCGCAAACTCTGCGTTCTCCATACCCATATCAGCGATGTGGATGTAGCCTTGAGACGTTCTGTCACCGTTCTTGAGCATCTCCATGATGGTGCCCTTAGCATCATCTGTGCCAACGATGTATAGCTTGTTCTCCTTGAGCTTCTTCGACTTCGACAAATCCCATATCAATCTGTGTCCGCTCACACCCTTGATGGCGTAATATCCCTTGTAGGGGTTATCCCCCACAAAATCGTACACCGTCTGGGTCATATAGCCACTGTCGATAGCTGTTGCCTCGATCGTGATCTCGTTACCAAGTGCGTGCGACCACCTCGTCTGAAGAAACTCGTCCAAGTCGCTCCATAGCTTCTCGCCAGTAGGATCGCCTGTGATCTTTCTGTGATCAAGGATCGCGCTCTGATCCTTGCCGTGACCCCATGTTTGGACCTCAACACGATCACCCTGCACATCGACACCAGCCGTGAGTAGGAGGCACCACTCAGGCACCTCATCAAGGCCGATCGCCGTCATGCGACCGATAATCTCGTCCTCATCCAGCTTCAGGTCATCTGAGCTGTACGTCTCACCGAGGTAGGTATTAACGAAAACCTGCTCCAGCATGGGGTTTCCGCGGCTGTCGATGTACTCTTTCGCTGCGTTGACCGCCTGCCCCACCCAAGGTGAAGCGAGGGCATTCAGGAAGAACCCCGCATGCCCCTTGACCTCAGGCCGTGTTGCGATCCATTCGCCTTTACTGATCGCCTCCAGCCGATCCGCCTCGGACCAGACTGCGCCGCATTGATTATCAGGGTCGTCGTTCGGGCAGAGGTAGTAGGCTGTGTCGGGGTCATCACCTTCCCAGTAAATATTCTCGAATTGCATCACATGCTTGTGACCGCAGTGCGGACAGGGCACAAAGAAATGCCGCTGATCTGACATGGCGAATTGCCGCTCGATCACCGATATACCCGCAAGTGTCGGTGTTGAGGTTACAATGACCTTCCTGCCGTTGCCCTTGAACGTAGATGTCCGCTTAATCGCAAGCTGAAGGGGATCGCCCTCCTTCCCCGCACTCACTGCAAAGCGATCACACTCATCCGCCAGAATGTACTTCACAGGTCGAGATGCTAGGTTCGCCGGCGCATTGGTGCCGATGAAGTTCACGATGGTGCCGTTTCTGAATCTCTTCTGAAGAACCTTCTGCCCGCCACCAGTGACCTTGTTGTCTAGCTTGGCCTCTTTCAGCTTGGGTGACGCCTCTACCATCGGAGCAAAACGCTCCTTCGACATCATCTCAGCATTATCCACGATAGGCATGAGGAACAGGACAGGCGCGCCCTCGCCGGGTGTGGCCGCGATTTTGCCCAGAATGGCAAGCAATACCGTTGTCTTCGCAAGCTGGGCTGCCATCTGCAAGCTGACGAACTCGATGCTGGGATCGTCAATTGCATCCATGATCCCGTAGGAATATGGAGTTCTCTTAAATGAGATCAGACCGGGTTCAGCTGCGGACTCCGGTGGGAGGAAGTAATTCTTTTCCGCCCACTCCGCCGTTGACTGGATCGGCGGCGGGCGGATGCCGCGAGCTGCGGCTCTAAGGATGCTCTGCTTCGACATCCTCCGCCTCTCCCGCCAGCTTCTCCAGAGCGTCGGCAACCTCGGATAGGCAGGCGTGTACCTCGTTTTCAAGAATCTCTCTGCCCAGATCCCCCATGTGAGGTCGCAGCTTAGGCACGAGGTTCTTCATCCTCATCTGGATGGCAATTCCCATTGCTTCAGCAGCGGCCTCGGCGTCCTCCCTGTCGATGAGCTTTCCGCGCGCTGTTAGGACCAGCATCTCGGCCTTTACAGCTTTCCAATGCGCCTCACGCTTCTTTGAAGTGTTGATCCCCGGAATTATTGCAGGGTCAGCGTTCAATGCGTCGTCTTCAGGGTCGTCTTCTTCGACTTCTATACCATCCACCGCAATGCCGCGGGACTGCATCGACATCTTGCCGCGCCGTGTGTGCTCGGGGTCTATGTGTGCTCGGTGCTCTATGACCTGCTTGGTGTTGTAGGCGCCGGAGGAGTCGCGCTCGACAAAGCCCTGAGTCGCATATTGCCTCAGGGTCTTCATGTCTATCCCGAGGAAGGTCGCCAACATCTTGGGGCGTGACCATTCTGGGAGGTCTGATATCGCGCTGTTTTTCATAATCCGTGCCGCTGCCTTGCCAATACGGCATATGGTGCCGACAACAGCACTCATCAAGCGTCTATGCGCTGGGCGGAGCCTCCCCCTGTGGGTAATAAAATCCACATCAAACTTCGGAACACCTCGGAGGCAGCGGCCTCGCTGGATTTTTTACAGCCCCGGAGGGACCCAAAGTTGTTTTGTTTCAATGTGTTGTGCGTATTGATGATGATGATGATGGCCGCGCAATAATGTTGCGCACTATTGGGGTGACGTAAGGTAAGTATTGACAATTGAGGCATGATCCAGGCCAGCACATTCATGGTGATTCGTTTGCGCCATATGCTTTCCGCTTGACTCCACCCGGCTTTTATGAAGCGCTCGAATCACCCTGCCCTTGATCCGAGCGCGCGGCGCGCCCCTGCCCCTGCCCTTGAT